GTATTACCTGATAAAGAGAAAGGATAATTGATTAAAAAGAAAACGTCATTAGATAAAAGAGCTTCAAATTTAGGGGATGATGGCTCCTTATATAGTAAGGTGTTTAAAGATATCATCAATCCCCCCCTACCTAAATCTTTAGCTAGAATACAAGACCCACGTCTAAATGAGATCTGGAGACTTGATCCTGCCTTACACGCTTACGTCACGTCTAACAAAGAGTACATCCTATGGCCATACATCAAGTACATGTCTAGTGTAGTACGCAAAGCTATACGGCGAGGCAATGGTAGGATAATTATTTCTGCCCCTCCCCGTCATGGTAAATCCTGGTTTACCTCATATCGTCTACCTATATGGTACTTGGATTTATTTCCGAAAAAAAAGATTGTTATAGTGTCCAACACACACACCAATGCCAAAAAGTGGGGCAAGTTAGTCCGCAACGAGATAACAAATAACCCACAAATAAAGGTTGAGATTGCGAGAGGATCTAGTGATGCTTGTTTGTGGGAGACTACACAGGGTGGGATGATGCGATCTATTGGTGTAGAGGGTGGTTTAATAGGTGAGGGAGCCGACTTGATATTGATTGACGATCCCTACGCCACCCTTAAGAGCGCTACATCATATATACAACGTACCAGTATACAGGATTGGTTTTTGGGTACTCTCTATAATCGACGTGAGCCTAATGCCACGATTATCCTCATACAGCACCGCATGCACGAGGAGGATCTATCAGGGTATCTAATAAAGACAAGTGATGAGTGGATCAATATAAAATTCCCTGCTCTCGCGGAAGAGGGTGATTTGCTTGGTCGTGCTCTCGGCGAGCCTTTATGTCCATCTAGATGGCCTAAACCGGAGCTCCTAAAAACAAAAGGTATATCTCAATCCTATGTTTGGAACGGCCTATACCAACAGCGTCCCTCAGTGCTTGAGGGTAATGTTATCAAGCGTGATTGGTTCCAGCGTTGGACTACACTACCTAAATTTGATAGGGTATTTCAATCCTGGGATTTATCATTCAAAAAAACGGGTACGAGTTTTGTGAGTGGCCAGGTTTGGGGTTCTGCTGGTCCTGATATATACTTATTAGATCGTGCCAAAGAGAAGATGAGTTTTACCGAGACACTAGACTCTATCAGGGCCGTGTCAACTAAACATCAAAATTCCATAATAAAATTAATTGAGGATGCAGCTAACGGTCCTGCTGCCATATCAACACTTAAAAAAGAGTTAGTAGGTATAACACCTATAACACCTAAAGGGTCTAAGGATGAGAGATTATCTGTGGTGTCTCCTATTATCAAATCAGGTAATGTCTATGTACCCGACATGACGATTTGTAATTGGGTTGAGGATTTTGTAGATGAGATTTGTAATTTTCCAAATCATCCTACACGCGATGATGTAGATGCAATGAGTCAAGCTCTTACGTGGTGGTTAGAGCAGCAGAGTATCACTAAGATATATAGTTTGGATTTGAGCGGTGGACGTAAAACAAGTGAGTGGGATTACCTAAACATAGGTGGGCGATAACCATGACTAAGATTGAGACTGAGCGAGTGAGTAAGTTATTAGATTTTATTGAGAGCATAGCTGAGGATGTTTGTGACTACGGGGATAACTGTCCCGGTAAGAGTAATAATAACAAGTATTGTTGTTCGAAAGATCATCAGTGTTTGTCTTGTCAAGCAAGGCGAGTAATAAAAATGGACCTATTATATTTAAAAGAATTTATAAGGAGCTAATAATGTACAAAGATACAAAACGACCCCCTCCACCACAAACGTATGGTAAGACAATGACCGAAGAAATATTAGAGGGTATCAAAGAACAGAATGAGAAGATAGAAGAGCTTAATAACAAAATAGATAAGGTATTAGAGTATCTGGGTATTGGAGATAAGACACTTTATAAACCCAGAATTGGGATATGAGTAGGGGGTTAAAAAATGGTTGATAAAAAATATAACGCCTTAGACATACTAGGGAGCAGTGGCCTGAAAGTAAGCGGCGGCATTATATCAGAAGATTTTATGCGCAACCTACAAGGTCTTAAAGGTGTAGAGATGTATCGAGAGATGATTGACAATAGCTCTACGGTAGGTGCTGTCAATTATCTAATCAAAACGCTTATACGCCAGGTGGATAGTTTTATAGAGCCTTTTGACTCAAGTGATGAGGCAATAGACCTGGCTAATTTTGTTGAGGAAGCTATCGAGGATATGTCTCAGACTTTTGACGACTTTGTATCTGACAGTATATCCTTTTTAGATTACGGGTGGTCTTATTTTGAGATACTTTACAAACTTAGGAAAGGTAAGACAGGTAAGTCAACGACTAACTCTAAATTTAATGATGGCAAATATGGATGGAGAAAGTTCGCTTTGCGGTCACAGGACACGTTAGAGCGATGGGAAATCTCCGATGAGGATGACGGTATACTTGGCTTGCATCAATCAGATCCTAACCGCAGTAAACAGGCTTATATACCGATCGAAAAAGCCTTACTGTTTAGGACTGAGACTTTTAAAAATAACCCTGAGGGTCGGTCTATATACCGGTCTAGTGTAATGGATTGGATTACCCTCAAAAAAATGATGATGATTGAGGCGATAGGAGTAGAGCGGGATATGACAGGCGTGTTAGACATGCAACTACCCTTAGAGTGTATGCTAACAAATGCAACCCCAGAAGCGAAAGCTATGCGAGCGGATGTGGAAAAGCAATTAGGTGAGTTCAAACGAGACGAACGCGCGTTTATCACGCGCCCGGTAGAAATTGATTCTGCTGGTAAGCAAACAGGTTATATATTAAAACTACTATCAACAGGTGGATCGAGACAGATAGACACTAACGCGATAAAGACCTATTACAAGACAAGTATACTGCAATCCGTATTAGCTCAGTTTTTACAGCTAGGTCAACAGTCTGTGGGGTCGTTTGCTTTGGCCTCCAGTAGTACTAACACATTTGCTCTGTCCATAGGCAATTACCTAAACATCATCGCTAATACCTTTTCCCGGTTTGCTATAAATAGATTAATACAAATAAATAAACTGAACATGGAGCTCTGCCCTTACTTGGCATTTGGCGATATTGAAACTCCCTCGTTGCCTGAGATTGGCGCGTATATACAAGCTTTGTCAACTACAGGTAATATGCCAATCAATGACGAGGGTATACAGAGCAAGCTCTTGGGTTATGCTAATCTGCCATTACCTAAAAATGAGCACGAGCTTGTAGAGCCTTACAAAGCTCCAAGTGAGGTAGATGAGGATGAGACTATAACCGGAGAGACAAACCCAGATACAAATTTAGATACCACTAAGGGTTGTGGCTGTGAGCCACGCAGTAGGATATCTAAAAATGCTATCAAGGTCAAAAGGTCTAAGTGATGTTTGTCCCTATGTATAAAGCTCTAAAACGAGCTAAGTCATTAAGAGGCAAGCCTGCGTGGCAAGACAAAATGCCTAGGTTTAAAGAGCAGCGAGATACTTACAGGATAGCTGCAAAACACGAACGCAAGTTTGCTCGCGCATTTATGGAGATGGAGCGCAACCTGATAGATGCAGATGTGGAAAAGAATTTATTAGAAGCTTGGAATAAGGGGGAAGGTCTTTTTGAAATTATGAATCAGATACCTATCTTTACAGGTGATACAAACGCACCTATTTGGGATAAAATAGCGTCTAAGGTAACCACGGCTTACGATGCTATTATCACTGACAGTGGGGACGCTGAGATAAAGATTATCAACGACAAGCTCAAGACCAACATAGACTTTACAAAGGGGGATAAGGTGCCGGTAGTCCCTGTCAACGTGTATTCAAAACTTTGGATACAGGAGAGAGCTTTAAAACTACTGACTCAAAATGTAACTCAGCAACAAATGGCGTCTATACAGTTGATTTTGCAGAACGCTATTGAGCGGGGCTTGCGCGGGCGTGAGGTAATAGCTCTTATAAAGGCTAACCTGGGCTTGACTGCTCGGTCAGTAGCAGCTCTAAACAATAAACAAAAACTACTCGATAAATTAGAGTACCCTAAAAAGCAACAGGCATTGATACTTAATAAGTACAAAGATGACCTACTAAAGCAACGTGCCATGTCTATTGCAAGGACGGAGACTATTGCAGCACAGGCGCAAGGGAGAAACGCAACTTGGCAGATTGCAAGTAACTCAGGGTCACTGCCTCCCGTGGTTAGGATTTGGATATCAGCTCCATCGTCACCTAACCCAAACAGACCTTGTGAGATATGTGAGGATTTAGATACTAGGACGGCTCCTTTGGGAGGTACGTACGACTCAATCATTGGACCAATAGCGATGCCCCCGGCGCACCCTATGTGTCGGTGCTCGGAAACTATCGTTAGAGATAAGGGAGAGTAAATATGACTAACAACAATTGCAGTGTAGACGGTGTTATGTATACGGATAATTGTAGCTGGCGCATGGCAGTCAAAAAAGCTTTTATTGAAAAGGGTAGCGCCATGTGTAAAACAGGAAATGAAGAGTTTGAGCTGCTGAAAGATTTATTTGTTGTTATAAAGGTAGTTGATATCAAAAAGCCAATAGGTATGTATCAGTATACTGGTTATATAGATGACATCCCTTTGACTACTCTACAGACGAGCATGCAGATAAAAAAAGGGGATAACATCAAGGTCAGGGTATTAGATTTTGATGTAGATAAAATCACCTGGATGTGTCCTGGTGTTAGGGGCGCCACTAAAGACTCTGTCGACGACATCAGTACAATAAACAAAAAACGCGAAAGCCGCAATGAGATGCAGGGCGTGTTGAAAATGCTACCCTCTCAATACACTGAGGGTAAGTGTGACATCTTGTTTGTAGGTCTAAGACCAAGTGATATGGAGATAGCAAGGCAGGAGGTATTTTCTGGCACGTATAAAGAGGTACTCAAGAGAGATTACATAGACCCCCTGAAAGTAAAGGAGGAGCAGATTGGGTTTACTCACTTAGTACCCGAGGCCAAAGCAGATGTATCTGAGGCTGTGATAAAAGAGTGGGCGGAGTGGTTTGAAAACGAAGTCAGTACAATAAACCCTAGAGTTGTTGTTGCCTTATCACAAAAGGTCAAACAGTATTTAGGAGGCAAGGCTGACATGGTGTTGCCTCACCCATATACTGTTATGAGTACAAAAAATAGTGAGGAGGTGTGTCGTAAAATCAAAACAGTAAAGAGGCTACTTGACAGCAAGATAAAAAAGAGTGTAAGATATAATGTAGAGCCTTATATTAGACTGTTTAATAAGTCTAACATACCTAAGTCTGATTCTAAAAGACAAAAATCAAATCGAGATAATGCGGGAGAAAGAGTGGTTAGTTTAGCCAAAACCAATAAAGAAAAGCAAATAGTCTATGCGGTTGTATCCGATCCATATGGGTACGATGGCCCCGATTTAGACGCGCAAGAAGAATGGGTATCTCCTGCGGAAGTTGAAAATACATCTCACAATTACATGATTAAATATAGAAATGTTGGATTAAACCATGATGAAGTTATCAAAACAGCCTCAGTAGTTGAGAGTTGGGTCGAACAATATCCCTCACAAGAGGATTACCAAAACGCTTTGGTTAATAAACCTCACAAAATTTATGCTCGTAAGTTTGGAGACGATGAGATCCATTCCGGGGCGTGGATTATGGGCGTGAAAGTGTCAGACAAAGAATGGGATAAAATCCAAAAGGGCGACCTGGACGCTTTTTCGATTGGTGGCTTTTCAAGAAGCCGATCTGAGATCACTAAAGACGATATGCCTAAAGTAAAAATCGTGAAATTAGTAGAAGGAAAATGAAAGGCACAGAATTAAATGATGTTGAAGTTGAAGAGGTTAGCTTAGTAAAAAGAGGAGCTAACGGACGAAGAATAGCATTGAAAAAAGGAGATAAATTTATGAATACAGATATTTTGAAAGCCGTCTTA